CAAAGCCTAGCTTCATTTAGTGTTGATGGTGTTTATTCTGAAACATATTACAATGGCGGCTCATGGACTCAGGTTCGCACAGATAAAGCAGACGCATACCTTAACGCCATGAAAAAGAATAACGGCGCTGGCAATCGATTGACGAGGTTTTAATGGGCGCGTCTAACATACAATCAAAGATTCAAAAAGGTCTAGCCAAGGCAATCAGCAAAACTGGTTCCGCTTTATCTGACAAGGTTTATTTGATTAAACGCACGAATACAGGGGGAAATACTCCACTTGATCCGCCCGTTTATACTGAATCTAAAGTGGAGTTGAAAGACGCTATATTTACCGGGATAAACAATCGCTTGTTTGATGGTGACATAAAAACCACTGACAAACAGCTAACAAGTCAAGTCGATGTGCCGGTGGCTATTGGTGATATTATCGAACAAGGCGCAAACAGGTTCATTATAGTTTCACAAAACAACGCAGAGCCAACTTCTGATATACTTGTTTATATTTCGCAAGTAAGGGCGCAATAATGCCGCTTAAAGGCGCTGAACGAGTTAAGCTAGCTATGCAAGGATTAAAGCAATCCGCTAATAATGATGTGCGCGGTGTTTATTTTGCTGGCCTGTCTGCGATTATTAAAAGCACGCCAGTTGACGAAGGTAGAGCTAGAAACAATTGGTTTTTAACTCAGCGCTCACCATCTGTACGCACGACAACAGCTAGGTCTAATGCTGGTTCAAGCTCGATAAAGGCACTAGAAAAACTGCCAGAGCAAGTACTAAACAAGAAGCTGTACTTTACTAACAACTTACCTTACATCGGTGTTTTAGAATACGGCAGATATCCGATACCCGGGGGCAGTAAAACCGACAACGGATTCAGCAAACAAGCACCTCAAGGCATGGTTAGAATAAACCTTTTACGTATGGCTAAGAAGATAAGAAGCTTATGAGTTATTTAGACACAAGGCAGGGATTATTTAAGCGCCTGATAGATTCGGCGATATTTGGTGAATTGCTCTTTGAAAACTCTATTAAAGAACCAACACAGGATTTGTATGCTGTTTGCTACTTCATTCCTGCTACGAGTGAATCGCTAGGTAAAGATGAAAACTCATCTGATGACAGACGAGGGATATTTCAAGTTAGCATCTATTGCAAAAAAGGTGTATTTGATAATGACCTACTCACCAAATGCGACGAGGTTTCAGCCCTATTTAAATGGGGAACTAAAATAAGTTATAATGGCTTAGATATTTTTATTCAAGATTCAACACTTAACGAAGGCGCAGAAACTGAAGGTTACTTTCGCCGCGACCTAAGTATTAATTATATGACACTAGCGGAGAGATAAAATGGCTAATGGTATTAATGGCGGTTTGTGCATGATTTATTCTGGCACATATGCTGCAAAGGCTGACATTGTTGGTCAAGGTGATGCGACAGTAAATCACCAAGGCGCACCAATTGGGCTAAGCAATAAAAGCTCTGGTAACTGGCGCGTAAACTTGGACGGCTCTATTTCTACCAAAGCTGTAGATATTGACGTTACTGTAACTGCTTCTGACGATGCAAGCTATGAAACTTTGGTGGCCGCTGCCTTTGCTGGCACTGCTGGTACATACTCATTTGACTTTATTGAGTACTACTACGAAGGTACTTTTACACCTGTCTTACAGTCTGAAAGCGCATCTAAAGACAGCCCAGTTGAAGCTACTATTCAGTTTCAATCGTCGGGCGAAGTAACACGAGCGGCTGTTGTTTAATGCGCTTTAAGCTTGCTTATAAAGAGTACGAATATAAGCCGACATGGAACGCCTTCAGGTCTTTCGAGGAAGATACAGGTGAGTCCATGCTAGGTCTTTTGTACGGGTTAAGTAATATGTATTACGAAGTTGCTAAGTGTAACGTACACGAAGGCGCTAGCAAGTTTTTAGCGTTTTGCCCTGAAACCGTTGGTGCCAAAGTATTTTATTACTTAGCGAAAGAGTGTAATAGCCACTTAACCATCGAAGAAATGCATGACGCTATCTTTCACACAAGCAATGAAATACCAAAAGAATCTGATTCGTTTAGTAATCCGTGGTATTTGGTTTTAGTGAAACTGGCTGGGGAAGTGTTCGAGCAAATGAACAAGAATGCTTTAAAAAAAAAGCCAGGAGTAGATTCGTAACATACGAGATACAGCAAACTAAAATCGATTTGGATTACTGGTCTTTTTACAAGTTGCTTGTTAGTGAATACAAAATAGCACCTTCTGAGTTTTGGAAGATGGATTTTCCAGAGACTATCCGACTAATACAGCAAGAGCCAAAAGCAGACCAAGACAGAAGCTTTATGGTAAACGCTGAACGAATGAAAAACGGAGCGCCTAAAGAGTGGCTACAGAATACAACTGCTTAATTTTGGTGGCTCTGAGCCATAAGGCGGTGATTTATCACTACTGAATCTCTCATAGTCGAGCTAGACGCTCAAACATCGAAACTCGATGCTAAATTAAATTCCACCGCCGACAACCTAGACGATGTTTCACTTTCTGCTGGGCGTTTGGATAAGGCTCTTGATGGCGTTTCAAATGCAGGATTTAAGGTCACTAAAACGGCTAGCGCTGTTAATTCTGGCTTGTCTGGAATAGGCAGATCTGCTGGTCAAGCCGGTATTCAGATTCAACAATTTGTTGGACAAATACAAGGCGGTCAGTCTGCGTTGTTAGCACTGTCACAGCAAGGTGCAGACTTAGGTTTTGTTTTAGGTGCTCCGCTAGCTGGTGCGATCATTGGTATAAGTTCGTCTATCGTTTCGTTTTTAATACCGTCCATAGCAAATACTAAATCATCTATAGAACAATTAAATGATGTAGCAACCGAGCTAAAAGACACGCTAGAAGAAACCGGTGATGGAACTAAAAAGCTGTCTGAAAACCTTTTAACACTTGCTAGAAGGTCAGAGTCTCTAGCTAGAATAGAAATAGCTAAGTCTATTATTGATTTAGAGAAAGCGTCAGAAACGGCATTTAAAGGCATTAGAGAAGAGTTACTTGATACTACTGGGTTCTTCACTAATTTCGGTGACGAAGTTAGAGATGTCGCTGCAAGAGCAGGCGGGAGCATAGACTCTTTAGTTGATGGAACTAAAACATTTGACCAAGCAATAAAAGATTTTGAACTCAGGGCAGGCGATCCGCTACTACTTAGCTCTTTACGTGGTCAAGTTGACACCTTGGCAGAAAGGTTTGATATAACAAAAGAACAGGCGTTGCAGCTAGGCCTTGCAATATCTAACTTTACTAATGACAAAGATTTATTAAGCGCAAAATCGTTAGAATCTACTATTTCAGATATATCAGACACAGTTGATGTGTCAAACAAGAAATTCATAGAGCTTGCAGCATCCTTGACGCCATTCTTTAATTCAATTACTGACGGCACAAACAACATAAACCTGCTAAGACAGGCATTTTCTGACATAAACAAAACTATAGAAAATGAAGGCGTGCTAGAGACTGGTGATGGGGCTTTTAACTATTTATTTGATATAGGCCAAACGGAGGGTGACGCACAGTTAATCGTAGATATAATTGAGGGCAGAAACGAGCGGTTAATAGAGGCTCAGAAACTTTTCGCTGAGCGTGTTAACGAACTTGGACTAAATACTCCTGAAACGATAGAGGAGCAACTTGCAAGAGAAGTTGAAATAAACCGCTTGGCGCTAGAACAAAAGCTAATAGATGAAGAAACGTTTAGAAAAAGACAGGCGGAACTATCAGAAAGATACTCAAAAGACCAAATAAAGCAAGCGCAGGGCAGAACCAAGGCGGAGCAAAAAATAGAGCGCAATAACGCTTCAGCATTGCTAAGTATAGCTCAGGCCTTGGCTAACGGGAATGATGATATATCGAAAGCGTTATTTTTAACTTCTCAAGCTTACTCTGCTTCTGAGGTTTTTTTTAGCACTCAGGCCGCAGCAGTAAAAGCAATAGAGGTTTTAGGTCCTGTTGCTGGCCCACCTGTAGCAGCTCAAATAGAAACTAGTGGAGCGCTAAGAATTGCAGCTATTGCCGCTCAAACATTTGGCTCATTGACTGGCGGTTCGAGTGGTTCAGGCGGAACAATATCAGCGACAACGGCAACAGCAACAGAAACAGCACAAGACTTCACACCAGAAACGTCTAGCTTGGAACTAACAGAGCAAGACGAAGGCGGAGTGCAAACTTTGAGAGTTGTATTTGATACAGCAGACGGGGAGAACCTTTTGGATGCTCTAGCTACTGGCATTGACGATAGAAGAAGGACGGGCAGATAATGTTTATCACTAGCTCTAATATTTTATTGAACTCACAACCTTCTGTTATTGTTGGTGCAAGTGCTAATGATGCTAGGAATATTGTAGATCCAGATTTCTCAACGTTATACCAAAGCACAAACAACACGCAGCTTGTTATCTCTTTTGGCGGAACTTCATCTATAGATTATGTGGCGTTTGCTGGCACTAATATAAAAGGCAATAGTGATTTTTTAAGTTCGTTTGTTGTGAGGGATGGCGGAAGTGTTGTTGCTACTACATTTGTTAAATACGACAACTGTTGCGTTGTTTCTTTTCCTCGACAATCGTTTTCTGATTTAACTGTAGAGCTTAATAACCCAAGAGGTAATTTAAGGCCGTTGGTTAGGTTTATATCTGCTGGCAGAGGTTTTATCGTTCCTAATGATGGAGAAAACGCAGGGTATAACAGGCAGTTCTTAAACAGAAATGTAAAAAACAGAACGTCGATAAATGATTTGGCGGCACCTGTCGCATCATTAAAAACTAAGGTTTCTGCGGTTGCGAGATTAAACTTACCTAATATGTCGAAAAGTTTTAGTGAAAACGAGTGGCAGGATTTTCTTAATTTTGCTGTTAGCAATCACTTTTTTGTTAGAGAGCAAGATAACCAAGAAGAAGTCGAAGGTGTTGGGTTACAGTCTTTTAATAACAGTGCATACTTATGTTACGACATACAAAGCAACTCTGTGACTGCACATCAACAAACCAGAGAGTTAAACAACATTCAAGTTTCGTTTAAGGTGTTTAACGGTCTATGAGTAATTTCGAAGATTCAAGAGGTCAATTCTCTCAAACTCACTTTACTGTAATAGAAATAGATCTCCCAGTAGTAGAAGGCGAGTGCACTATATCAGGAGAGCCAGGATTCGGAACGCCGTTAAGTTGCGATCAACCGTCAAATGCAACAAAGACATATTCATTCACAACAACTAGTGCGCCTATGCTGCCAGTTGACAATGTTTTTAGGTGCATCACTAACATATCTGAGACTCCAGCAAAACTCACTGGTTCTCTTGCTTCTAGGGCTTCTGGCTCTATTACGCTGGTAGATTTTGAAGGGAAAGACCCAAACCCAGAAGCACCAGCTGTAGATGATACTGTAATTGCGCAAGGCTCTTTTTTGTCAAAGCTTAAAGCTAGAAACGTTCTGCAAAACAAGCCTTTAAGAATTAAAGATTATCGACTAGAAACGGATGGATCAATTGATTACGAAAACGGCGCAAGGATTAAGCACTATATTATTGACTCTTTAGATTACCAAGGCTCAAGCAAATGGAGTCTAAGATTTAAGGATGAACTGTCAAAATTAAACCTTGATGAAGCTGTATGGCCTATACCTTTGCTCGGAACAGTAAGGCAAGATATTGACGATACAGTTACAACAATACCCGTCACAACTGGACTTGAGTACAAACCGGACGACCTCATTAGGTCAGGTGACGAGTTTATGAAAGTAATATCTTTTAATGATACTGCAACACCATCAATAGTTGTAAACACGCGAGGCTTGCCTATTGTTTACACAAACCAGATAACAAGAACACAAAAAGAAGATCACTCTGCTGGTGATGAAATATATATCTGTGAAGTGTCAGATAATGAAAGGCTAGATGACTTACTAGAGCGAATATTGCTAGACGTTGGGTTTTCTCAAGACTTAATACCTAAATCGGAATGGCAAGCAGAGATAGATGAATGGCACTCATTAACAAGACTAAACACAGCTTGGTATGAATCGGAAGATGTTTCAAATGTGGTCAAAAAGATACTGACTGAATATCAGCTTGATATGTGGTTTGATCCTGTCGAACGATTAGTAAAACTTTCTGCTATAAGTGTGTGGAAAGAATCAACTGCAACACTAAAAGAAGGTAACGAAATAGATTACGACTCAGTAAAAAGAACGGCTAACGAAAATCTAAGGTGCACTAGGGCTTTAATGGTTTACGATAAGCGATTCTTGGCAACTTCTGACAGTGTTGAGAACTATAAAAAATCATCATTATTTAGAAGAACTGAATTAGAAACTGCTGATTTATACGGCGAGCCAAAAACAAAAAATTTTGATTTCAGCAGTTATTTAGACGAGGATTCTGCAAACCTTTTAGTTAACAGATGGGTAAACAGAAATACTAAT